TGTGTTTGCTTCGGCCAAAAGCCGGTTTAGGGCTGCCAAAGCAGCAGCATCCGTCTCGACGTCAGGAGCCCCCTGACCTTCCTTGAGGTAGAGCCGAGCGGCCCGCTCTGCCTCAGAATTCGATAGGTTTAGAAGACCCTTCAAACCATTCTCGAATTCGCGTTTGGTAATCTGTTCGCCTGTTGCCATTTTCGAGGCAAGAAGCGTAGCAGCATCGGCCTTAGCGGCGTTAGATGCTTTAACCCGGCGCACATATGCTGGCTCGGTATCGGCGCCAAAGCGTGCAAGTGTCTCGTCAAGCGTTGCGACACGATCAGCCATACCCAGCTCGATGAGCTTTTCTGAGTAGAAAACCCGGCCCTGACCGAAGTCGGCTTCGACGCGCGCTTTTGTGATACCGCGACCATCGGCAACGCTTGTTAGGAAGCGTTCATATGAGCGATTTACGCTTTCCTGAATGTAAGCCAACGTTTCCTTGCCAAGCGGCTCAGTTTCGTTGCCTTCGACCTTGTGCTTGCCAGCGGAAATATACGTCCGCTTGACGCCGGCCTTATCCAATGCAGCGGAAATGTCATCATGCGCTGTGTATACACCGATCGAACCGGCACGGCCCGACGGCGTAACAACGATCTCGTCAGCGGACGACGCCAGCCAGTACGCGGCACTTGCGGCAAGGCTGTTTACTTGCGCGATGATCGGCTTTTCGCCGCCGCGTAGCTTGCGGATCTCGGTGGCAAGTTCGTCGGTACCGGGAACGGAACCGCCAGGGCTATCAACATCAAGCACGACAGCCTTTACATCATCATTAGACAGCGCCTTGTGAAGCTGCCGCTTGATGCCGGCATATGAAGTGCCTCCGCTCATCGCAGAAAACATGTCCATACGGTCAGAGAGCACCCCATAGACAGGGATCACAGCGACCTTGCCGTCGGTTTCCGCGATCTCTTTCGCCCGAGCATCCGAAACAGCAGCAGCGAATTCTGACGTCACAAACTTATCGCCGGCAGCACGAGCTGCAATAACATCCGCAAGAACTGCCAGTTTTTCGCGCTGAATCGCCCACGGCTCAGCCTCAAAGGCTGTCAAAATGTGTTCGAATTTCATAAAGTATCCTTAAGTAGCGCGCGTGTCCGGCGCGTCATCAAGTGATGGTCCGCCGTTATGGCCGATGCCGTGCAAGGGTTGCATTGTTCCGTTGACGATGAGCTCGTTACCGCCAGGCATTTCAGCCTTATTTTCATAGGATCGAGCTTCGTTCGGCGTATAAATGCCGTTCTGAACCATCCGTTGAAGGAATTCAGCGCGCGCTTGGCTATCGCCTCTCAGCAAGCCTTCCATATTGAACTTTACAACAGTCGTTTTGCGCGTCTTTGCGTCCAGCAAATCTCGATAGACTGCCGATTCAATGCTGCGCAGTAACGGAGTAAGGCAGGTCTTGGTGAATTGCAGTATTAGCTGCTCGATCCCGCTGCCCCATGTCGTTGTGCCATTTGAGGCATGCCCGATCATTACCGGAGGAACACCAAAGATACGGCAGATCTGCTCAACGCTGAACTGGCGCGTTTCGAGCATCTGTGCGTCTTGCGGATTGATTGTCAGCTGCTGGTATTTAAGCCCAGCTTCTAGAACAGCAATCTTACCGGCCTTATCAGACCCGGCGAACTGGCCAAGTACCTCACCGAGCTGTTTGCGCTGATCTGACTTAAGGATCTGGTCAGATGAAAGAACGCCCGCAACCTGCATGCCGTTGGCAAACATTTTGCCAGCCGTCTTTTCACCCGCAAGTGCGTTGCCGACAGTGTTCCGGACAACGCCAATTGGCGAAAGACCGCGATCACAGCCGGGAATGACCATGCCGCGGACATGAAACATCTTGTCTTCGCTGATACGACGGATTGTGCCTGACTTGCCTTTGGCGGTTTCGGTCACTTCGTAGTATCGATTGTTTCGATCGTCACGGCAGACCTTAACGGCGAGCGGATGAAACGGATTCAAGGCCGTAAGTCGGCCGCCGTTCATCTTCTTTTCCGCAAAGAAGTTGCCGTCCAGACAAAGGCACATCGCAACCATGGCCCAAAAATCGGACGCGGTGTCGTCAAGATTGGGCATATCGTGGAGTAGCTCATACAGAACGTTTTCACGATCGATGGTGACGCCGTCGTCCTTGAACACGTTGCATGGCAGCGTTTTCACAGAATTAGCTACTAGATTGACGCACGCCCATACGGCATCGAGCTCAAGAGCCTTTTCATACGTTACTGTCTCACCTGCAGTCGTTCCAAGGCCGAAGAAACCTCGCCAGAACTCGCCGTCGGTGAGCTTGATGGGCTTTCCGACCCATCTATCAATGAAGCCCATATTCTCCCCGTCGTGAGTTAGGCGATGACGACCATGTTATTGATAAAGTCATCGAGGTTTTCTTCTGGCTCAATCGGCGTATCCATCGCAGCACCAATAGCCATTGCCAATGCGACGGCTGCATCGATGCGCACCGAAGCTTTCGTTTTGACAAACCATCGGTTTTCCTGCGGATCGTGATCGAACGTGGCGCCCATGAGCGCAGTCATCAACACCGGGTTTCGCAGTAAACGAATGCGCCCGTCGATGATCATATCTTCTAGTGCCAGCACTGAACCCGGCATCCACAAGCCTTGCGGCGATGGCAGGCCAGCGGCTTTAGCGGCTTCGACCTTGGATGGTTCAGGCTTAGCCCTGACCTTACCGCCCTGCGGATGTGCAACATGGTCGACTTCAATGCCGAGCGCGTCCACTTCTTCGCGAAACTTGTCGTATGCATAGCGGTCGTAAGCTATAGCTTTGATTTCGAACTGCTGATCAAGCTGTTGAAGGCGTGCCGCAACGAAGTCATATCGGACACGTTTGCCCGGAGTGGCATTGAGCCAGCCTTGCTGCACCCATAACTCATATGGCGCTTTGTCGGCTTGCGCTCTGGCTTGCAGCGTTTCCTGTGGCGTCCAGGCCTCAACCCACGCATCAAAGGTGGGCAGACTGACTGTAGCTCCGTCTTCACGTTCCATTTCCATGAAACCCGTAGGAACCACGCAGGCAAGAACAGTCATATCCTTACTGCCCGAAAGGTCAACACCCATGAAAACCGGCTTGTCAGCATGATCTTCTTCAGGGTCGAAGTCGTCCATCACGCTTTCGACAGTCTCACGTGGCATCCATGCCTTATCGGCATCGGTCCAGCAGCAAAAGTGCAGGCGCAAAATGCCGTTCAGCTTGCCCGGCATTTGTTTTGCCTGAGCAACGACGCCTGCAAGATATTCCTGCGTCAGGATTACGCCTAGAAGTGGATTAGCTTTCTTCCAGCAATTCGGATCATTCAGAGGGTCATCGCCCTTATCGAGCGCGCAAACCCATGCAAACGTCGTGTCGTCGATGACTTCACCGACGTAGTTAAACACCTCGTCTGGCGTCTGCGTCCCGGCTGCAACCCGAACTGCGTGCTCGTGCTCTTCCCAGCAGATACTGTTCTTGTCGCTGCCAGAGTTTGTAATCATCAAAAGCAACGGCTGGCGACGAAACTTAAAGCCACGCTCCAGCATTTCCATCGTCGATCGGTCTGGATGCTCGTGCACCTCATCGCAAAGCGCGAAATGAGGACGAGGACCAGAACCCGACTTGCCTGAATCCTTCGAGATCGGACGGAAGAACGACTGCGATTTGTGGTGCGCGATATTGAACTCGCGACCAATACCGCCGCTGAACTTCACGCGCTGCATCAAAGCAGGTGCAGCTCGCGCCATTTTCACAGCGTCCTGAAACAGAATGCCGGCCTGTTCTTTCTTGGCAGCGGCGGCATATATTTGCGCGCCAGCTTCCTTGTCGGCGATCAATCCGAATAGGCCGACACCGCCAGCGAATGGAGACTTGCCGTTGCCCTTGCCTTCTTCGATGTACGCACGGCGAAAACGGCGGGAACCGTCCTCACGCTTCCAACCGAACAATGAACCGAGCTTGAAGGCTTGCGATGCGTGAAGTTTAAAGGGCTTGCCTTCAAACTGGCCTTCTGAAAGCTTCAAGCGTTCTTCGAAGAAGCGAAACACGCGATCCGCCTCCTCGTCGTCAAACCACAGCCCGCGCTCATGGCATGTCGCCAGATCGTCGAAATGACGCTGGCAAGCGTTCCGAACGTGCGGGCCTGCAATCTCAGTGCCGTCAAGGACAGCTTGCGCGTAAGCGCTCACACGCTCCAGCGCAGGCATATCAGTCAAGCAGATCATCCTTCTCGTCGCCGTCGTCGCCAGTCGCAACTTTCGATGCGTCCGCAGGCGTTGCGCCCATCTGGCCAAGCATCTGACGCAGCAAGTTCATCGCCTGCACGCCAACTTCTTGCCCAGCCATGATGCGGCCCTGAATATTAGCAGCCATCCCAACCAGCGTGCGGTGTGACTGGTTCAGCCACGGCAGCTCTTTTTCAAACAGCTTCCATGCAGCTTTGGCTTTGAGCTCCGGCGTATCCTTCAACCAAGCGGGAGGATTGCCGAGCGGGCCATCTGCCTTAGCGTCGGTTCTGTTTTTGAAGCGCTGCGGGTTTTTCTTGTCGCTTGCCTCGACTGCCGCCTTGGCGCGAGGCGTTCTTGGCCTCGCCATGGCATAAATCCTTCACAGGGGTCATATTTTGAATTGTGGATGCGTGCGCTGTGGACCCTCGCCGTTCCGGCGTTTTCGACCTTCGTCGACTTTTTGATGCCCCCGGGGGTCAAACCGGCCACCCGTCGGCCCCGAAGGTCACGATGTCCTGACCTCGCTCCAAACGTTGCTTGGTTCGGTCATGGCACGTCTTGCAAAGTGATTGGAGGTTGCCTGCGTCCCAGAAAAGGAACTCGTCGCCTTTGTGAGCGATGACATGATCGCAAACCGTCGCCGGTTCGACGTCGCCAACCTGCAAGCAGAACATGCACAGCGGTTGGTCGGTCAGTTGTCGCTCACGCATTCGCTGCCATCGGGCAGTCTTGTAGAGGCGAAGCCATGTGCGTTGTGTCATGGTGTGGAACCAAACATAGAGAACCGGCAAAAAGCAGGGGACTTATCAATGAGCAGTTTCAATTGGCAAATACGTTTAGATCGCGCGCCGATGCTTGCAGGTAAATTATACTCATTCCAAACAAAACGGCCTGAACTGTCGAATTATCGTACGGGCGCAAGACATAGGTGCTAGGCTAAATTAGAGCAAAATGACCTGAACGGATATCTGTGCAGGTTTGGAACAATCCGCTCTGAACAAGAAAGTTTCCGTCATGGCAAAAGGCCAAGTACGCAGTAATCGTGAAGTGCGCAAACCGAAGAAGGATAAATCAGCATCTACTGAGAAGTCTGCAAGCAAAACATTAGCTGGCTTCACCACCCAAATCAAAGATACCGAGAAGCAAAAGAAATAATTCAAAGCTCTTGCACAATACTGCCGGATACGAACTTGAGGTAGGCGTTTACCGCCTGCCTTTTTTCAAATGAAAACGCCCCGACAAGCCGATTCAAAGGATTTTTTGTGGCCGCATTTCACATCACTCTAAGCTGGATCGCCCCTTTTTATAAGCGCGGACTTAGGTTTGCTTGCTAGTTTGGTGATTATGTATACCATTGTATGATGAAAATTTCGGCGAAGAACGCCTATCAGCTCGTTCTAACTGCCGTGTACGTCGATGGAACGCTTTTAGAACCATTTACGGCTCGTGATTTACGTCGAATTATACCAGGTTGGAATTACACCGATTATTTCGGCTTTCTAGCTTACAACAGTGATTACAACTTACCCTTAGAAGTTGCGCTTTTTATCCGAGTAGAGAGAGGATCTTATTCCCTCAACAACTATTCAGTTCAGACCTTGTGATAATTTTTCCCGTAGTTTACGCCGAAGCTTTGCCGGTCTCGTTTTGATTGATCTGCAACCGCGAAGGCGATTTCGGGTGCTATGCCCTAGAACAGATCAATTGGTTGCAGGAGCCGGACTTGCACCGGCGATCTTCTGGTTATGAGCCAGACGAGATGGCTGCTTCTCTATCCTGCTAGATTGTTCGGCGGGGAGCCCGATAAGCTCAACCCGCCATATCCCGTCTGCCGGAGGAGAAACGGCACCGGGGATTTGAATAGATCGGCAAGCGCAATGCAGGCGTGCACTGCCTATGTCTGCAAGCCGTTGACTGCAGGGATTGCGCTTGCTTTTCAGATTGACGACTGATTACCGTCGTCGGGTAGTTACCCCACACTCAGAGGCTGCACTTGATGCAGCATAGCGCAGGGTCCGTGGCCGGAAATGTTTGGAGTCGCAATGTTTCCATCTCGACCCTTCACATCTAAGAACCATAACTATGCGGAATATGGACCTAAGCAGAAAATCTTTTTATATTTTCTTGGAGGTTATCATTCGCGGCTGTCAGAGCCTTCCGTCCACCCCTCCGTCTCGAATATTCTGGCTTGAAGCCCAAAGATATTCCTAACCCTTCGTAGTTCCTCACCTTCCCATGTGCCGCCGTATCCATTGCCGTTCTATCCCTCTCCGATAGCGCCTCGATGGCTTGGGCCCATATCTCGCGATCTACCAAGGCAGTAGAAACATCTTGCCACCCAATCGAACCCGATTCACCGGTTGTCGTTTTCTTCATCCCAAGAAAGCTGTCTCCAATGCGGTTGCCTGCGTTAGGCAGACCAGGCGGACATCTCTTTATGGGCGGCAGCTCTGGCGTGTTTGCGTACGCCTTTGCGAGATCCTTTTTTGCTTGCTCATGAGTTTGGTATGTTCGCTTTGTCTTTTTCCCCGATGGAATACGCTCTCGGCGCTTTAATTCGAACGCAGCTAGAAAGTAGCTATTACTTGCTGCAACTTCGGATGGATTTTCATCTCCGCCTAGCGTCCTGCTCTCCTGTTCGCGGCATCCAAGCATTGCACCCGCTGGCATCCGATGTTTGGTGGCAATTAACTCGCCACCGGGTCCATATTTGTTTCCAGCCTCAACCTGCGCACCATCGCTGAATTTGAGTCGACCTATACGAACTATCTGGCCTAGATCATTGCGCTCGATGTCCTCACTGCAGACATTCCGCATGATTTCCTCAACGGTCGGAAGTATCTGAATGCGTCGCTCAGTATGCATCTGCGATATCACTTCGGGTTCGTTGCTATTGTCAGGCACCACATTCCAGTTTGTTGAAACGGGTATGATTTCGCTTTCAGGCCGGTTTCTGTAAGCCATCAAAGCAGCCATGGCTCCGGCAAGGGATGTGTGCCTGCTCATGCTGCCTTCCTGACCGCTACCACCGGATTATCATTGGCTGCGGAAGAATAAAGGCGCTCTTGTTCATGCCACCACGATAAGCCTTGCTCCGCTCTCCAAGAGAAATATTCTTTCAATTTACCAGACCACAATGCGGAACCGTAACGGGAAGCGTCTTCTGATGTTAGTTTTTTGGCTTCATTCGCGTCGTTCTCGACAGGCGATATTTCAGCAAGTACCCGCCTCAACAAAGAACTTGGGGCCATGGTGTGTCGCTCTACCGTTACTGGTGATCCAAGCTGTCTCTTCCTCAAGGCCATCCCGAACAATTTCGACCAATAAAAGCCTTCAGGGATGATCTTGTTTGTTACTGCATTGCTCATAAAATTCTCCTCGTGTTTGGTTCGTCACTTACGCGGCTTGGTTTGTCGCGCTTTCACTCAGCCAGCCCTTAACCAGCCTCACTGCCTGCTCTGCAGCATCTTCTTCGGTCACTGCCCTGACGACCACGACGGGAAAGCCAAGAGCATCAAGCAACGGATGGCGGGTTATCTGGCTTGGTTCGAGCTTGGCCTTGCCGACCTTGTTTTCAATCTGCCGCAGCACACCACCGTAGAGATAGATCCGGACGTCTGCCTCTCCCGGCGTCAGTCCTGCAGCTAATGCTTCGGCTCTTGCCTTGGGTCCGCGCTTGGCTGCGTTCTGATCTCCAGCCAGTGTAAATGTCTCTGGTCGCACGTCTCGGGCTGTGTGAACGTATTCTGGCAATTTGCGTAATGCCCGGACCTGCGCAGCTTGCAGTTCCCATTCCAAAGGCAGTGCTTCTTTTGTAGTCACCTTGCCGTCGCGTGTCGTGATGATTGTTCGGACGCCATTAATTCGGACGGTCTGGGTTGTGGCTTTTGTGGTTCCTGGTTTTGCTGATTTGGAATTGAGCTTGCTTGGACTCAGCATGCTGGATGACGCGCCTTTCAGCGCACGTCTTCGTGTCATGGTCTCTCCTCGTGTTCATGGTTCGTCAGCTTGGTGGGCTGACAATTCACATCATGGTGGGAGTGACAGGTCGGTCAAGCGCAACCGGCAAAATTTCAACCAACCTCAAATCAGGTTGTATTTTTAAATTAGGAAATTTTCTAAAAAGTGCGTAGTTCTCAAACGCATAGAACTACGCGCTGCGCGCTTTGTGCGTAAGTTTCTATATAAGAACTCTTACGCACTAAAAGCAGCGTGCTTTTGCGCAAGTCTTTTTAGGTTTTTTGAGACTTACGCAGCATGACTTACGCGTTACCTATGGTTGTATTTTGATTGTGACAGCTGGTTGTATTACCCAGCAACATCTACCGATAACCTTCGTCCCAATGCAGCCAGTTTGTTGCCGATAATATTCACGTTATAGTCGGCCAAATCAGCCACAACGGCCCAATTACTACCTTGTGTTTCGAGATTGGCTGCGAGCATCTTCAACGAATGGTAAAGTTCTTCCATCTTGTGCAGAGTTGACAGATCGGCCTTTGGACGCCGTTCGGCACTTGTTGACCAAGCTCCGGCTGCAGCGATCCCCTGTGAAGTGATCCCCTTATTATAGATTCCCATATGGTGCATTTTTACTGCTGCAACCCAAATAGCGATTTTATCATCGTCACGCGCGCATCTCCGACTTACTGCACCCACATATGAAATAGCCAGATCGAATTGTATTGACCTAAGAGCCTCAACAACGCCTTTCGCTCGGCCGTTCTGAAATGCTTCTCTTATTAAAGAAACGCCCTTCAAAAAAGTTGCTTCAGCATCAGGTTGACTGCCGCCTCTGGCCTGATCGTTGCCGATGACCTGCAGGGCAGTCGCAAGTAGTAGAGTCTGGTCTGCTGTTCGTTTAACTTTATTATCAAGCAGATGGACGATACCAACCCAGTCATTCAAAAGTTGCTTTGCTTCGATCCTTAGAGGCAGCAACTCTGACCGTTGAGAGCCCATCTCAGCGGCTTTGCGCAACACAGCATCTGCTTTCCGCGCATTAGGTTTCTGTATAAGTAAATAAGCTCTCCCCAATAAGCACCACACATCTGGGTTATTAGGTGCCTTTTTACTGGCGTGCTCGGCGGCTTCAAGAGCTAGTGCAAAGTCTTTCTCTCGCCAATAACTAAGTACTCGAGAGAATAGCAGACCTGTAGCACCATCGGTTTTCGAAGATTCTCGGTTTATTTTGGCGCATTTGGTTTCGATAGCGTTCGGGTCCGAAATACTTTTTCTAAGTATATCGGACATAGCTGAAATTTCCTTCCTAATCGAAACCATCGGCTCATCTCTGACAAATCCATCTGTTGGAGCGCCCAAAGACATCAAATGATAATCGCGCAGTACCCCGACATCGTCTCTAACAGTCGAGCGATTGCCGCTGGTTGCTGTTACAAGATCATCAATTGAACAATCGCCCAAATGCACTGCAGCGAATAGAAGTCTCAGTTGACTGTCCGTAAGGTCTCCGATTTCGCGTTCAAAAGCGAATTTTCTTACCTCCTCTCCCTCCGCTCCCTTATACTGACGTATCGCCCTAGATAAAGGCTCGCCTAACGTGACTAGTCGAAGTATGGACGCGGCAAACAAAGGAGAGCCACTACTGGCCTCATGAAGATTCTTAATTTCAGCATTGAGGCCTGACCCGGCCGGCAAGTGAGCATTCGTAGCTTCAGCGGCGCTCAACACATACTCTTTAAAATCATCTAATGGCAGGCCAGTTACTTGAACCAATTGCCCTGGCGCCGCTCCCAGATTGAGTCTTGCGGTGAGCAACGCGCGCGCTCGTGTACCTCCGGTCGCAATAACTCTGTCAAATATGGTCGAAATGGTGCGAAAAACATCATACTGCTCTTCAGCCGGCAAGGAATCGACATCGTCCACAACTAGTAGACAAGGCCACTCCTTGAGGACTGTAATACATTCCTCGATCAACTCTTCTCGAGATGGTTCTTCCGGTATTTGATTGTCTGGGACACCCAACTCAGCCAACAATGCAGTTAACAAGCTCGTTAGATCGCTGAAATGAGTGTGAGATATATCAACGTACTTCCCAAGCAATGCCGCGTAAGTTCTTTTCTTGGCTGTAAGCCAAATTATTTTCTCAAGTCCCGGGGGTGGATTTGCGGTCACGGAATCGCAAAAAGTCCACGCAATCGATGTTTTCCCAACACCACCCGGCCCTGACAGCAGTTTCACAGCAGTATAACGATCGACAAACCACCGCCACAGATCGTTCATCTGCTGCTCTCGCCCAACAAATTCGATTAGGTTCGGATCTTTCGAGGGCAAATTGTTCTCAATATACGAGCTTTCAGACGCTTCCGCAGAAAACCCAACAGCATTTCGATTAAACAAAAAAGCTAGATCAGATGAACTGGTCGCCCGCCTACATTCTTCTCGAGAACGCATGAATATATCGTTCGCACTGTAAGCCTTCTTTCCCAGAGAAACAGGCGCGTCTTTTAAGAATTGAACTGGAGGTATCTTCTTTGGCCTCGACGGAATATATAAGAGTCCAAAAGTATGAGATCCATGAGGAGTCGAGCAATCTATCGTGCGGTACTTTACATCAATTGAAGTACGCGTTGCCCCTTCAATCTTCTTGCACAAATCATTTGCGTCGAAGCTACCATCAAATCCACATACACTTCTATCACCATCCTTGACCCCGATCACTAAATAGCCACCGTAACTATTATAAAATGCGACAGCATCTTTAACAATTTGTGACATATGGATTTTATGTTTTTCTTTTTCTACAGAATCTGGATTTTCGCCCAGTATTGGAAGGCTTTCCTTATAATCCCAAAAAAGATCTTCATCTGGTAAAGGAATTCCGTCAGGTAGAATCTGGGCAAGGACAGATTTGTCTACGCAACCCTTCGCTATTAGCCCTAAAAGAACATTTCGGCGCGCAAATATGTTATCAGAAGTCATGAATATCCCCCGCGATAATACAACTTGATTCTATATTAGTAATACATTTCCTGCTCAATAAAAAAAGCGGCCTTTCGGCCGCCTTTTCACATCGCCCTCACAAACGTCGTAGCCCTGCGCTGAACAGGGTCGCGGTCTTCCACCTTCATCAAGAATCCCTCCGCAAAAAGCGCCTTGGTGATCATCCCGACACGTTTTTTGTCGGTCTCCTCGTCGACGTCCAGCTGCAGTGCATACGCAACGGCACGCCCTACCCAATCCTTGGCCTGTGGCGCCGGCTTATACATGCCGCCGTTCACAACGCCCCGGATTGCGTCGCGTTCGTCTTCGGTCAGTGTCTCGGCAACTTCCTCGCTAGTCGGCCATGCCCATGACGTCACGACTGGCGCATGGTCTTGTGGCTTGGTCAGGCCCTGCCCGTTCCCCAGCGCGACACTCTCCAGCTTGCGCCAGTCAGCCTTGTGCGACAGTGCCGACAAGTTCGATTTGCCATAGACCACGCTGAAATATGAGAAGCGCGCTTCGTGTGTGAGGCCGGCCTCACTGGCCTGCGCTTCCGACATGCGATTAAGCACGCGCACCGAGCGCGCCGCACCGATCAGGGACACAGCACCGCGAGCGTCTTCAACCGTCGCTTCACGATCGCTCACCTTACGCAGATGATGCACAATATCGATTGAGCAGTTCGTGCGATCAGCCACCTGCGCCCAAAGCTTGGCCACCTTGTCGATTGCGCCGTTGTCGTTTTCGTTGACCTGGTGTGTCGACACGAATGGGTCAACAATCATCACGTCAATGCCGAGCTCAGAGATCGTTTCAACGACGGCTTCAACGACCGGCTCCTGAATGCGCACGCCCTTTTTGTCGTCGATCGCAATAACCAATTCCTGCTCTCGACCTGTGTCTAGAAACAGATGCCCATCGATATCTGCTGGCTTCAAATTGAAATGAATGCACGCGGCCATGATACGGCGCTCAAGCTCGTCGCGAGGATCTTCGGCATTGAACAGCCAGACCTTAAGACGCTTGGGAGGCTTAGTGCCGTTGAGCGCTTTACCCGACGCCATAGCGAGTGCTTCGACGATGCTGTTCGCTGTTTTGCCGAGACCACCCGGCGCGACTGTCACTGAAACATACTTGCGAATGAAGTGCTTACCAAACGCAAACTCGCGCCGTGGAAGCGTCGACGGGTCTTTCCATACGAAAGGTGTAGCGATGATTGCTCGTTTATTTTCAGTGGTTTGTTCCGGTTCGTTTATAGATGAATGCAGGTCGGCGTCTAGTTGCTGTTCTTCAACGTCAGTGCGTGCCTCCGCTTTCGCTAGCCCGTTTGCAATCATCCGGCTGATATCGACCAGACGAGTGTTGTCGTTGTCGTTCTGTGGCGCACTGCGCGGGCTGCGAGCACCAGCAGCAAGGCCGTTGTCGATCGTCTTGACGCAGCGCGGCCAGTCTCGACCCCATCCCCGGGCTACGTCCTGCAGCAGTGCGCGCGCTTCGGATTCAGCCAGAGCACCTGCCCCGACGAATGTACCCAAACGAAACGCAGCGTCGTTCAGTCGATTGTTGCGGTTGCCCATCGGTTCAAGCGCAAGATCGTCCAGCTCGGATTGAACTGCACGCTCGACATAACGGTCGTTGATCTTGCCACTGACAGATGGCGCTGCAGTGTAAGTGCTCTCATATGAGCGGGGCAGCACCAGCTCCAGCAGCCAGTCTGGCGCGTCAACCGGCTCGTGGTCTGATATCCAGCGATAAGGCAGGCCAACCTCCGGCACGCTCCCGGCCGCAATGACATAACCACCGTCACCGCGCACATCGACGCCGCAGCCAAGCGCACCTCGGTTGCGAACGCCCTGACGATGACGAAAGAAATAGTGACGGCCTCCGCTCGTGGTTTCCGCTGTTAGCGTTGCAGGTAGCTCGCCATGTGCGGCCTCCAACGCTGCAAGCGTTTCGTCGCCGCCGTGTTTCGGATCAATATCAAGAACCCATGCACCAATAGGCGCACCTGTCGGCACGCCGATCATAGCGGAAGGGTTGCGGCGCCAGTATTCGCGAACGATGCGATCATTAAGCGTCGCGCCGCGGAACCCGTTGCTTGTGAGCGGGGTCTTGGTGGCGAGGATTTCAATACAACCGTCCTGATCGACATATTCATCGTCGCGATGGCGGCAAGGAAACACTGGCCAGTTTTGCGCCTGATACGACAGAGCAACGTCGAGCATTGGGTCTTCTTCGACAACGGACGTGATGTTAGTATGCATGTTTGTTTCCTTGGAGAAAACGAATGAACGAAGCCAGATACAGCATTCGAGAAATGCCAGACGGAACCTGGGCCGTTATTGATAAAGTGACGGAACAAGTAGCCGAGCTCGGCGGTAATGTTCAAACCGGGTTTGAGCAGTGGCAGGCCAACTATACCGCTGGCCTACTCAACCATCTCTATGCGGAGGGCCACAGCGTATTGCTGCAGTGATTGTCGTTGTCATACTTCATCAAAGCGGCGCCTTTCCTAAAATGGTGCTTCTTTAAGTGCTTCCCGCATGCCTCGCCCGCAGCCTTCCCATGCGGCCTTGACCAGCATGCGTGCTTCGAGTTCGTCGCACTCAGCAAGGTCGGTTTTGCCTATGGAGCCAAGGAAGGCCCCAACTGCCTCAACGCCGGCATCAAGGGCGCGCAGTTCGTATGGGTCGAGCCTGCGGCGGGATCGGATGTGCTCGGCAATGTCTGCGCACTCCTTGCATAGCCAGCGGATCGGCTCTTTGTGTTCCTGGACGCCGAGCCCCACAGCCCTGCGAAGGCAGATACAGCATTGGTCTGGATGGCTCATGCTGCCACCCTCCCCTGCAAATCTTGATTGTCGTTTGCCGCCACATACTTCTCAGACTCGTTGCCCCATGAAGACCAGCCCGGCCACGCTTGACGGGCGAATAGTTCGAGATAAGGACCATCAACTAGCTTCTCGATGCGTCCGTATTGCTGATCCGGCTTGCGGGAATGCTCGCGGCGTGGAGCTTTGATAAGAGAGCGCACGCCCTTCGATAGTCGGCGAGGCTTACCGCGCTTGAACAGATGACAGATTTCGACTTCCTGCCGTGTCCAATACCCCATGCCCATGCGGCCTTTGTCCCAGACAAAAGCAACACTGACAGGTTTGAATCCCCACGCAGCAGCCACATCGATTGCAGCGGCCTGCAGGTGCGAAACCGTCCACATGAATAACAAACAGTCGCGAGCGCATACCTGTTCGACAGGCAGCGCTTTGATATCGTCAAGTGACATCACGCCGTAAGGCTGACGGCCTCGTGCCGGTGCAACGTCTTTTTTTCCGTATGTTCTGAAAGACCATGGCGGGTCAGCAAGGACGCAGCCGAAAGGCCCGCTGGGTAGCGGTGCATGCATTCATTCTCTCCTCGTGTGTGGTAACCCGCCAGTTGGTGGCTGGCGGGGTGTGTGATAGAGTTCATTTTCAGTTAGGAGTTGCCATGACCAAAGAATTTAAGACCGCTGATGAGTTGGTAGAAATTATCAAATCTAGATTGATAGCGTTGGGTTTCGACGTTGACGTCAGGGTTGTGAAGCAGGACGATGGTTGGAGTGCGATCCCTGCGATTTCAGCGGCCTCAAGAGAGTTTCTTCACAAATTCGAAGAAGTTCGCGACCATTATCGCGGCCAATACGATCTTAAAGATTAAACATCGCTACCCATCACCTAGCCACCCTCTCCTCACGCACATTGAAACCCGGCACCTGACGCATACCGGCGCGCACAGTTTCCTCGGCCATTGCTTGCACGACAGCTTTGAAACGCTCTGGCGCACGGCCATATGCCCAATCTAAAGCGACGCCTTCGTCTACCAGATCACAATGCCATACCGAACGAAGGCCAGTGCCAGTCGTTGCCGCCTTGTCTTCGCGCTTAGCCCAACGGTCAGCCTGTTTGGCTTCCTTGACCAGTTCGTCTGCCTGCTCGCGCGCTTCCAAATTGCCAGCACTCGCCTGCATGGCTTCTTGTGCTTCACGAATGACGCGGTCAGCTTCCTCACGCGCTGCCTTAGCAGCAGATTCCTTTTCAGCGGCAACCTTATTGCGCCATGGAGTCAGCAGCCCTTGCAGCACTTCCTTGCCGAGCACGACCTTGCCCTTGCCTGACGTCTTGGTGTTGCCGATCAGCTTATTGTAGCGCGCCTGGATTTCGGCCTTCGCGTCGTCGTGTGGCTTGGCTTCGTCTTTGCGAACATCATCAGCGCGCTTGCCAGCGTCATGTAACTTGTCGTGCAGTTCAGTAACAGCGTCGGCGAGTGCCTGACTATCGATGGCTTCGCCGTCCGCGAAATTTTTAGCTTCTGCGAACAGGTCTTCGATTTCCTGCTTAATCTCTTCATATGCGGAGGTCGGCGGGTTGTTGTCGCCCATCCCTCTTACGTTGTATGGGTCGTAGTTATCCGCGTCGATATTCTTCATGTTTTCTCCTCGTGTGGTTGGCTGGTGAGGCCAGTAATACTCATTGTGGTGGGGTCGTCAGTCGGTGCAAGAGGAATCTAAAGTAAATGTAACTTTTACTTGCATGCCTTTGATGTTACGTTTGAATTGCGTATTGGCTTCCGGGTGGGGGCGCCGTGCGCAGTCGCTCTGACAGCCCTCGCTGCAGGGCGACTTTTTTGGTTGCTGCACTAACAATTTGCAACTGCAACAAACTGTCATTTCCGAATTCAGCGCTCGTACCTATTTAATGTCGGCATCCTGTTCGCAGGACGGCACCCGTATCGCGCGACCCAAGCCCC